TATTATGGTTAGCACTACAGGCAACCAATTCTCTTGAAGGTTTACGTTTCTATGTTTCGTTTGCGTGTTCATGGGCATTTGCTGAAACCAAAAAGTCAATGGAAGGTAACGCTAAAATCATAAAGTTGATTTGTCGAGATGAGAATCTTCACCTTGCTTCAACGGTATTCATGATTAAGAGTTTGCCGCGTGAAGATGAAGACTTCGCAAAGATTCGCGATGAGTGTCATGACCAATGTGTTGAGATATACGAACAGACTGCAGAACAAGAAAAAGAATGGGCAAAGTACCTTTTTAAAGATGGCTCAATGGTTGGTCTTAACGAGTCAATGTTATGCGCTTATATAGAATGGTTAGCACATCGCCGAATGAAATCCGTAGGTCTAACTACTAAATACCCTGGTGGATCTGATCCTTTGCCTTGGACTAAAAAATGGATAGCAGGTGGTAATGTACAAGTTGCACCTCAAGAAACTGAAATATCTAGTTATACCACTGGCGGTATAAGTAAAGATGTTAACGAAGAAGAATTTACGGGATTTCAACTATGAAAAAAGACAATGTAGTATGGTCAAAACCTAATTGTACTTTTTGCGTAAAAGCAAAAGATTTATTAGATCAGAACAATATTGAATATAGCGAGAATGAAATCGGCAATGGTTTTACGAAAGAACAATTACTTGAAGTTGTTCCGACTGCTCGCTCAGTGCCACAGATATTCCTTGATGGGAAACATGTCGGCGGGTTTGATAGTCTCGAATCAATTTTAAAAGGGGAATAAGATGACACAACATGAATGTAGTAATTGTGCGGCAAGTTTCACACTTGAAGCAACGGATCAGGAAACAGCTGAGTTAAATATATCGTACTGCCCATATTGTGGTACTGAAATAATTGAGGAACTTGACTTCTCTTAATAAATATTCCATTAGAACTCAATAATGGAATAGAATATGTGGTATTATAAAGGCGAGGAGTTTACGAGCGAAGACATTGGTGATTACATTGGCATGGTATATTGCATAACTGATTTATCAAACGGTATGAAATATATTGGAAAGAAAGGCTTGATGTCAGTTCGTAGGCTACCTCCTTTAAAAGGGCAAAAGCGTAAACGTAAAAAGATCGTAGAGACTGATTGGAAAAAGTATTATGGTTCGTCAGAGCAAGTTAAGCTGTTAGTTGAAGAAAAAGGTCCAGAGAACTTTAAAAGAGAAATTCTATATCTCTGTACAATGAAAGGTGAAATGACTTACCTAGAAGCTAAGGAGCAATTTGCCCGTGATGTATTACTAAAGCCTGACGAGTACTACAATAAATTTATAGGAACACGCATACACGCAAAACATGTTGCGGTATTAATGAATAAAGTTGTTGACATCAACTAATAAATGTTATATAATAGTTCTATAAATTAATAATGAGATAAGGAACGAGAATGATAATAGTTGATTTTAACGGTTTGGTAATTCCGGCGCTAACTGCGCAAAAAGGTGCTGACCTTGGTGATGAAGATTTTGTTCGTCATGTCATATTAAACTCTTTACGCATGTACAATAAAAAGTATCGAGAAAAGTACGGCCAAATGGTTATTGCTTGTGATGCAGGCGACGTATGGCGTAAAGATTACTTCCCCGAATACAAATGGTCACGTAAAGCTAATCGTGATAAAGATAGTAAAATAGATTGGAAAGCGGTATTTGGTATTGTCACTAAGATACGCGAAGAAATCGTTGCTAACTTTCATTATAAAGTTGTATTGGTTCCTCGTACTGAAGCAGATGATATCATTGGCGTATTAGTTGAAACCACTCAAGAGTTTGGTAATTGCGAAGAAGTTATGATCGTATCATCTGATAAGGATTTTGCTCAACTTCAAAAGTATTCTAATGTACATCAGTTTTCACCGATTACTAAAAAGGTAATTAAAGAGCCTCATCCTAAAACGTTTTTGTTTGAGCATTGCTTTAAAGGTGATAGTTCAGATGGTGTACCAAACATATTATCAGCTGATGATTGCTTTAAAGAAGGCGTTCGACAAACAGCTTTGTCTGCAAAGCGTAAAGCTGTGTTCCATGCAAATATAGATAAACTGGAATCGGTTATGACTGAAAGCGAATATAAAAACTTCATTCGTAATAAAAAGATGATTGACTTGGGTGACTTACCTGAAGAAATTGTTGAGTCGATTCTAAACGTATACGCAAATGTTAAGACTTCATCAAAATTAAAAATAATGAATTATCTTATTAAAAACCGTTGCCGCAATTTACTTGAATGTGTAGGAGATTTCCACTAATGACTGATAAGTTAGATATTAAATATGTTTATAGCGTGCTTGGCGCTGTTCAGCACGCAAAAAGCAAAAAAGAAAAGGTAGAGTTATTACAAAAGTATAACTCACAAGGTTTACGAGATGTACTTTATTGTCAATATTCAAATACCATAGAGTTTGCATTACCTGAAGGTTCACCACCTTATACACCATACGACGTTATTAAAAATATACCAAAGCAACTTAGTAAAATTGGCCCTAAGATAATGAAGTTTTTAATTAAGAATGGGCCTGGTGACAAATGGTTGCCGGTAAAACGTGAACGCAAGTTCTTAGACTTGATTGAAACTATTCATCCTAGAGATGCTGAAATCGTCATTGCTGCTAAAGATAAAAAACTTAAGGAAATGTTTCCAACTATTACAAAGAATGTGGTTTTGACGGCTTTCCCAAACTTATTGGGAAACGTGCCCTAATAACTAAAGGTTATACTATATTACAAAAGGTTATTGTACATCTGACAGGTATATTGATATAATAGATCTACAAATTGAGTTAAGGAATATATTATGAATTTGTTTGTTTTATCCGATTGTCCGTTCGAGGCTGCAAAGTCTCATTGTGATGTGCACGTTAATAAAATGATCATCGAGACTGCGCAAATGCTATCTACTGCGCACCGTCTCCTTGATGGTAAAATGTTTATTGAGTTAAGTAAAGGTGGTAGCCGTTTAAAGAAATGGGACCACCCCACTTTGCATTCTCTTCTATATAAGTCCACTCATTACAACCACCCATCAGCAGTATGGATTCGCGAAACTTCAAATAATTACAACTGGGCATATAACTTGTTTAAAGGTTTGTGTAATGAATATACTGCTCGACGTGGTAAGGTTCATGCAACTGAAAAACTTTTAGACTTGGCTCTAATACAGCAACCCGTTAATATCAAATCAGGTTCTCAAACTACATTTGCGATTTGCATTGCCGATGAATACGAACTTGCTGATATTAAAGATCCCATTGAGGCGTATCGTCGTTATTACATTAAGAAAAACAACGAGCAGTTTAACATGGGTTGGATTGCGAATAAGCCTGAATGGTTTACTACTGGTGAATACGGAGTTGTTTTATAATGTATACTATTGAAAAAGAAATCACTCAATGGCCAGAAGGTCAAGACTTCAATCATTCGTATTTGTTTGATGACCGCAAACGTTGTGTTGGATATATACCTAAAGGTACTGAAGTAATTAAGATGTTTGCGAAACCAAGCTTAAAGTTTTCGCGTTCGTATCGTAAATTTAAAAAGGTAGGTACATACGATGAATCAAGAAATGCTGCTTAAAGTTTTAAGTATAATTGTTATAATAGGTTATCTAACAGGTTTAGTCCTAGTGCTACATTCTACACTTGGCTCACCTGTTGCGGTGATGTTAGTCATTTGCTATTTAGTTTTTGTTTACAAAATATTTAAGGAGCCAAAACGTGAAAATTAGTTATTACTCTGATCTTCATTTGGAATTTGATTACCATAAATGGGATCACATATTCAATGACGGTGCTGACGTAATGGTTCTTGCAGGCGATATTGGTGTTAAGAATCGACAGGTCGAGTGGATTTTAGCTCAGCCGCATAAACATATCATTTATGTGCCGGGAAACCACGAATACTATCAGTCTTCAATCGAAAGTGTTAATCGTAAACTCGACAATGCATTTCGGGGCACTAATGTACACTTTTTGCCCGAAGGCGAACATGTAATCATTGACGGCGTGCTATTTGTTGGTGCAACAATGTGGACTGATTATTATCTGCATGGTGGTGCTACTATGCCTCACTCCCAATATAAAGCACAGACTTCTATGAATGATTATAAACATATTCGTACTGAGCCTGACTATCGAAAAATATCACCAAGATACACGTCTGAGTTATTTGCAAAGCACACTAAAAAGATTGCGGCTGCTTTACAGTCCGAAGAATATAACAAAAGCGTGGTGGTGTCACACCATGCGCCATCCGAGATGTCAATACATGAAGACTATAAAGGACAATTATTATCGCCTGCTTACGCATCCAACCTTGAATCATTTATGGGCGAGCATAAACCTGATATTTGGATTCATGGGCATGTTCATAACAGTTTCGATTATAACATTTATAATACTCGTGTTCTCTGCAACCCACGCGGTTATGTCGCGGCTGGCGAACCTAATCTTGATTTTGCACACACGTCGGTGATTGAAATATGAGTCAAGCTACTTATGATAACAAATCATCCATGCTTCGTGAATATTGGATTGACCGCAAGCTAGTATTGGATATTGCAAAGGAAGACCTTAGTCGCCCACTTCCTGAAAATTTCATCGATGCCAATGAATGGGAAGATGGCAAAATAACTGGAAACAAAATTGCTATACTTGGCTATGACTGGTGCCAATGCTGTGATGAGGTACATTTTATAACTCAGCAAATTGAAGAAAATCCATTAATGGATGATTTGCCTTTAAGCGTTAGTGAATGTAATGGGTGTGGGTCAATGTTTGAAAGACCTGAAGACACCGAATTAAATAATGCTATGGGCACTTGGTATTATTCAACGCCAGAAGGGTATTACTCAATTGACTGACATGGAACTGTTTGTTAATCTTAAAGTCCGAACGGTTGGAACTAAAAAGGTTTGGGTTAACATCTTATATGAAAAAGGTCAAGGGTATTGGTGTTACACGTTTTACCCTGGGTATAGGTATGAAGTATATGTAAAGTTCGATGATGTTATTCGTGTAAGGGATTCTAATAAAGACTTAAGATATGTATTGTCCAGTATTATAAATGACAAGAGATATTTTGAAAGAAACCATTTAGTCGACGAACATAAAATATTAAATCATTACGAGTTTATTATAAGGAAAACCATGAATGAAATTTCATAAAGACGGCACATTGCCAAAAGACAACGAAATATTTGTCTTTGGTTCTAACTTAAAAGGAGTACACGGGGCAGGGGCGGCTGCTTGTGCAGAGCACATGTATGGAGCAGAAATGGGAAAAGGTCAAGGTCTTATTGGACAATCGTACGCTATACCGACAAAGGGTTGGTGTATTGAGACTTTGGATATTCAACAAATAGCTGAGTATATAGATAAATTTGTATCTTATACGCACGGTAACGATACTATTGATGACAGATTTTTTGTCACAAGAGTTGGGTGTGGTTTAGCTGGGTTTAAAGATTCAGCGATTGCCCCATTATTTAAAAACGCAAAGAATTGCAGTTTCGCAAAA